ATTACACCTACACGGCGATGCCAAAATATTTCTGCCCGTTCGATGATTATACTTTTTACGTCGGACCCTTCCCTGATCAAAATTACACTGTCGAATTAGTTGGAACTTATCGCCCACAGAGCCTTGGCCCTGGTGCGTCTGATGCAACATTCTTGGCAAATTATATAACCTATACAGGTGCTGCATATCCTAATTTTGCAAGCACAACGACGACAACATTTATCAGTCTTTACCTGCCTGAATTAATGATATTGGCAAGCATGATCTATATTGCTGCCTATCAGCGCAACTTCTCAAGCGCGCTAGGCAATGATCCACAAATGCCAATCACATATGAGACGCAGTATCAAACACTGTTGAAGAGCGCGATGTCTGAAGAAAACCGCAAGAAGTTCGAGGCGGCTGCGTGGTCATCGCAAAGCACTTCTACAACCGCTACGCCGACACGGTGATATAGATGCCGCATTCAACGCTAAAGCTTATCCCTGGCGTAGATCAGAATCGCACGCTTGCATTAAACGAAGCCGCGATATCTGAAAGCAATCTTATACGTTTTGTCCCTGATAAGCAGAATATTGCGCTTGTTCAAAAGCTAGGCGGATGGGTTAAATATTTTAATGCCGCTCTTCCAACTGTCGTCAGGGCTCTATGGGCATGGGAAGATACAAACGCGACAACATATCTTGGCGTAGGCGCAGAAGGCGATGCAAATAACGGCGCTGGTCTTTCTGTTATTTCAAACGGCCAGAGAGAAGTTTTAACGCCAACAATCACTGAACTTGATCTTGGCATTTATACGCAGTCTGCAAGTATTTATACGCCGTTTTTCTTTGCCTGCACTGGTGCCGCTTCTGGCTCAACGGCGACAATAACGATTACGGGCTATCATTTCTTTGAGATAGGCGATTACATTTATATTACTGGCATGTCAGATTCCTATTACAACGGATCATTCGTTGTAACGGCAGTTCCTGCCTATAATCAGTTTCAATTTACAATCTCCACACTTGCGGCCGCTACGGCTACGGGCGGAAGCGTAGGCTATGGCAACGGCTTTGTTACAAGAGCTGGATCTGCAACGGTAGATGTTTATATCCCGGGCTCTAATCTTAATAGCTACAGTTCAATTTATATTAAAACGCCAATAAGCGTTGGTGGCATTGTTTTATTTGGTTTGTATAGAACGCAATATGTCAGCATAAATAACTTTCAAATCACTGCTCGAGATGCTTTAGGCGATCCTCAGCCTGCCGTTACTAATTCAGCGTCAGTAAATCCTGGCTTGGGCGATATGCCTGTGTTCAGATTTACGAATGAACAATCGATAGTTTATGTATATTTCCCCAATCATAATTATCAGGCTGGAGATATATTTCCAGTAATTGATGCCGTTGATGCCGGCACGGTTCGCCTTCTTGGTAATTATACCGTCTTGAATGTTGGCGATGAAAACGGTGCTAACGCGACAACGCAATTTAGTATTGGCGCTGATAATACGGCGACAAGAGCAACGCCAATATATTTTGAGGGCACTGGAACAGTGGCATCCGTTCGCGTTCCGCTGGGATATGGCGTAACAAGAGGCGATTCTATAACGATCGAAAACTGTCCAACGGCTGGATATAATGCAACCAATACACGCGTTGTAGATGTATCAACGACATCAACATACACAGAAATAAAATATTTAAACGCAACGACAACTGTCGTTTCTACAGGGCTGCAATCCTGCACGCTACTTGTCACATACGCTCTTTCGAATGCAGGCTTTGCTGACATTGTTGTTTATCGCTCACCTGCTCCTCTTCCGACCGGCACAGGATTTGGCGTTGGCGGATATGGCGTTGGCGGTTTTGGAAATGGCGTTATCCCGCCAAGTCCATCTGCAGCGACAACGGCAACGTCTGGAACAGGTTCTGTCGTTACGATCACATATAATTCAACAAATTTATTTAATGTTGGCGATCAGGCTTTAATAAGCGGCGTAACGCCAACGGGATACAACGGCCTTTATACAGTCACCTCAATACCAGCAACGAATCAGATTACCTTTGCAGGCACAACGACTGGATCTCAGACAGTCGCAGGAACTGTTACCAATCTTACAACAGCTGGCGCACCGATTACTGTCACAGAATGGACGCTGGACAACTGGGGATCAGATTTCCTGTCATGTCCTGTGGGAGATGGCATATTTATTTGGAGCCCAGATACAGGCTCTTCTCTCGCTTCAATTATTGCAGAAGCCCCTCCTGTAAATGACGGCATGTTTGTCGCCATGCCTCAGCGTCAAATTATTGCCTGGGGCTCTACATTTACTGGCATTCAAGATCCATTGTTGATTCGCTGGTGTGATGTTAATGATTACACATCATGGATTGCTCTGCCGACTAATCAAGCCGGATCATATCGTTTGCCACGCGGTTCTCGAGTTGTTGGCTGTATCCAAGGCCCGCAACAAGGTCTTGTTTGGACCGATTTAGCTGTATGGGCCATGCAATATGTTGGCCCTCCTTACGTCTACCAGTTCAACGAAGTCGGCACAGGTTGCGGCCTTATCTCGCGTAAGGCAGCTGCATCCATGAACGGCATTGTTTATTGGATGAGCCAAAGCCAGTTCTTTATGCTCGGCTCAAGTGGCGTTGAAATAATTTCATGCCCTATTTGGGACGTGATTTTCCAAGACTTAGATACAAGCAATTTGGACAAGATCCGCGTTGCGCCTAATTCGCGCTTTAGTGAAATTACTTGGTATTATCCAACGCTGAGTAACGGCGGCGAAGTAAACGCTTACGTTAAATATAATATTGCTCTTCGTCAGTGGGACTTTGGCACGCTTTCAAGAACGGCTTGGATCAATCAGTCTGTTCTTGGTCCGCCAATCGGCGCTGGCATAGATGATCAAGGAACTTATTATATTTACCAGCATGAAATAGGCCAAGATGCTGACGGCCAAGCTATGGAGAGCTCATTCCAGACTGGTTACTTTGTTATCTCTGATGGCGAATTTAAATTGTTCGTTGATCAAGTATGGCCTGACATGAAATGGGGCCTCTACAATGGCAACCAGAATGCGCATATACTGCTTACATTCTATGTGACGGACTATCCTGGTCAGACGCCAAGAACATATGGTCCTTACAACATATCAATAGACACAGAATTTATCTCTCCTCGTTTCCGCGGCCGCCTTTTGTCGATAAAGATACAAAGCGATTTAAATGAAACAGGAACTTTCTGGCGTCTTGGAGCCATGCGGTATCGCTTCGAACAAGATGGGAAGTTCTAATTGGCTACGCTCGACGATATTCTCACCACACAGAAAAATGGCGTTGTCGCCATCAACAATTTATCTCAATCTTTGGGATCGTTTTACACGAGTTACGTCTATCTTGCAGGCGCGACAACATCAGGTTCTATTACATCAACAACGGCTCAAACTGTTGCTCGAGGTTCTGGTCGATTTGTCTCTTACACGACAGCTGCAACAGGCGGCTCTACGACAGGACTTATTTATGATTCTGTTTCATTTGCGACAACGAGTGCAACAGGAACTGGATCAATTGCGACTGTTGGCTATGCTGGCGTCAATGCATTTAAAGTGAATGACAGAGTTGCAATTTATAATATGACGCCTTCTGGATATAATACGACATCAGCAGTTGTGACGGCTGTTGATACAACAAATAATACATTTTCATATAGCAATGCGACGACAGCAGCGCAGACCATTGCTGGCATTGTCTTCAAGATCTACGATTATACGACCGACAGAAATTTGCTTTTGTCTTCTTTAAACGGAACGCTTGGGACATATCCGATCAATGTCAATTTCACTTATGGTCTTGTGGCTATTCCCGCCGCAAGCCAGTTCGTGAATGTAACCTATTCGATTTCATAGGGTGAAACATGCCACTTCTTAAAGGCAAAAGCCAAGAAACGATTAGCTCAAACATCAGGGAAATGATGCATGCTGGCCATCCGCAGCAACAAGCAATTGCGGCTGCCTTGAGCCAGTCTCGGCGAGCTCGCGCGGAAGGCGGCGTAAGTGAAAAAATTCATGTTGGGCCTATTCACAGTAATGTTGCTGGCCGCACTGATCATCTTCCAATCAATGTTCCTTCAGGTTCCTACGTCATCCCCGCCGACATTATCTCGGCAATGGGTGAAGGGAACACGATGGCCGGGTTCAAATATGCCAATACCGTCTTCGGCGTCCAACAAAACAGCCCCGAGCACGAACCAGTTGAAATAGTTGCAGCTGGCGGCGAGTATGTGATTACTCCCGAGAATGTTGCTAATAGAATTGGCGGCGGCGATGTCGACGCAGGGCATAAGAATCTTGATGAGTTTGTTAAGGATTATCGAGCCAAAACAATCCAAACGCTTAGTAAGTTGCCAGGTCCGAAGCGCGATTAAAGGGGAATCGCATGGAGAATGAAGTTCACGTTAGGGTTGCTACGCCGGAGGATTTTGAAGGCGTCATGCAGCTCGCGTCTCAGGTTTCAATGGAAAATGGTTTGTTTGCGCCGACATTAGAAATGGTTGCTGGGGAAATTTGGGCTGCCCTGCATAACGATCATGGCATTGTCGGCGTTATTGGTAACACGGGAGACATGCTAGAAGGCTTCGTGCTTCTCCGGGTTGGCAATACATGGTATAGTCAAGCCGAGATTATTGAAGAAAAGACGGTTTTTGTCAGCAAGAAATTCAGAAGCGCCAAGGGTGGAAGGGCCCGAAAGCTCTGTGAATTTAGTAAAAAAGTAGCTGATGAATTGGGTCTTCCCTTGCTGATTGGCATTCTGTCTAATCAGCGGACACAGGGAAAAGTAGAAATGTATAAAAGGGTTTTTGGTGATCCTGCCGGCGCGTTTTTTCTTTATGGGGCGCATACTGGCGCTTGGAACAAGAATAGCCAGTCTGGCATAGGCGGAGAGAAATAAATGTGCGGTGGCGGCAAAGGCGTTCAGCAGACATCACAGCAAGTTGCTTATCCCTCCTTGCCGGCGGCTTCGGCCTACTCCTCGGCAATGGATCGTATCTCGCAAGCGACGTCTCAGCCATTCCAGAAATATAGCTCTGATCCTAACGCATATGTTGCGCCTCTGACGTCAACGCAAACTGGAGCAATCCAGAATGTGACGGGCCTCCAGGGCATGACGGACCCTTACTATCGCACGGCTGGCGCTATGACGCTTGCCGGCGCTGCGCCTGTTAATCGATTAACAAGCGGTCAAATCCAAGAATATATGAACCCTTATATGTCGCAGGTCGTTGACCCTGTGCAGAATGCTCTTCGCCAGCAATTCGGCATGCAGCAGGCTCAACAGCAGGCTCAGGCAATTAAGAGCGGCGCTTTTGGCGGCGAGCGTGCAGGCGTTGAACGCGCACTGCTGCGCGGCCAACAAGGTCTTGCTTTGGGTCAAGCCCTCAGCCCGCTTTATCAGACCGGCTATGGTCAGGCCCTTCAGACGGCCCAGGGCCAGCAAGGTATCGAGGCTGCAAATCTCCAACGTCTTCTTGGTGCCGGCGCACAGGCTGGCGGCCTTGGCACGGCAGCTCAAGATGCTGCTCTTAAGCAAGCATCGGCGCAGTTGCAGGCTGGCACGCTTCAGCAGCAAACCGAGA